TTATTAACTTTAGTTTTAGAAGCAGCGCCTGCTCCTTTTACTTTAACCTTATTTTCGGCCATGGCTAACTATATACTAAAGTAGTGAGAGCTTTATATGATTCGTTACCGTATCTATCTAATACTGGTCTTACAATTGCAATTTCGTGATATGTAGAACCTCTAACTAATCTATCTCCCGGGACAACATCAACTCCACTTTCAATATATACAATAAATGTTTCGACAGTAGTATTTCTTCCATCTCTGTCTTCTTCTGCACCTTGTGATTCAAATTTAGCTTTTACATCAGTAGAAGAGTTTGCCCAATTATCACTAGGCAACCCTCTCTCATCTACAGTAGTATCTGATACTCTTTGAATTGAACAGGTCTCTGAATATAATCTATCTCTAACAGGCATGTTTGTATTTTACAATAAGAATTTATAAAAATTGGTTTAACATATCACCCATCAAAACTTCTTTATAAATATTGCTATATAGCAAACTGTTTTTTCCAAGTAAGTGGGGATTGTTACCTATTTGTGCGTTAAAATCTTTTATTATAGTTATAAGGTCTGGAAGAATTAATTCATATAAATTAAGTATTTTGGAAAAATCTTTTGACCATATTGCTTTAGCGTCAGAGTTGAATATCACAAAATTCCTTAACGCAGCAAGAAGAATACAAATTACTGACTCGTGTAATTTATAATCAGCTTTTTTACTTATCATTGGAAACTCATAACCTTTTTGCTTGTAAATATAAGTTATACCAAGACTTCCAATACTACCCTGTTTAGATGGCCAAACTTCTTGTGATTTATATTGTATATAATCATGTAAATAAAGTATGTCTTTAACAATATTTTTGTATTTAATAAATGACTCTGGATTATCTCTGTACAGTTCAAATACTCTTTCTTTATTTGAGTATGATATTGTTGGTTGATTATGAACATCAGCATCATAATTGTTTCTAAATAAATTTATATAAGATAAAACTGTAAGCATATCCATATCTTTGTATTCTGTATCTTTTAATACATCATTAATCCATTCAATTTCTGATATGTCTATGTCGTTAGATTTTTTATGTAGTGTTTTAGACAAACCATTAACTATTTCGTCTGATAGTTCTTTGTTACTGTTTATATATACAACAATTCTTACATAACTTTTTTTTGGAATATCTTCAATGCGAAGATTTTTAATAACATTGTATAAATTTGCACCATCAACAATTCCTTCTGTTGTTGTGTCTTTAAACATTAAAGTTATTTTATTTTCATCTATTTGTGCATTTTCAGTAAATATAGTTATACCCTGTGTTTTTAAATGCAGTGTTCCTTCTTCACCTCGTTGTTCTTTAATAGCATCTTGTAATTCTTTTTTTGCTAAATCATCTAAATCAATTATTTTACATTCTGGATGTATAGGTATATCTTGTTTCATTCCTGGCTTATCGAATATTAATTCTTTTATAGGAACAATTAAATAAACTATTTGAGATTTATGATTAACAGGGTCTCTATTTATTGAATAACTATCAAAAAATAAGAAGTATCTACCTTTTCCAGATTGTACTTCTTCCATTCCATTGTCAACTACCATCTAATTTTTTGTTTCTTTGCTTTTTCATATTGTCTAAATGATTTTTCAGATAAATCTTTAGGGTTCTTTTCCCAATCTACATCTATAGGTGTCTCAAACATAACATTCTTAGATATCTGTCTTTTACAAACGACATTATCTTTAGGACACAGTATTTCTGGGTCTTCACTAATTTTGTGTGTTATCTCATAATTTCTTTTACAAGATAAACATTTATAATCATATCTTGGCATTTCTTCTTCTAATCTTTCTTTTTTGTTTTTTATGACACTCTTTACAAAACAATTTTAAACCGTCAGCTGAATTTGGATTTGTTGAAAATTCTTTAACTGATTTTTCTGATTTACAAGATATACAATTCTTTAATCTTTCACCTTCTTCTGGTGCATTCTCTTTTAAATGTATTAAACATACTTCACAAAACTTGGTATAACCATCTTGGTATTTTTGTGTTCTTTTAAAATCTTCTACTGGTTTCCATTCACGACAATATCTACACTCTTTTTCTATAGGGTCAGTAAGCATTTTAGAAGCTTGCTTTTGTGCTTCAATAACTTTTTCAGCTAAACCTTCTTCTTCTTCAATCCAGGTTGAAAATCTTTCATAACCAATAGGTTGTTCTTCGTAAGTTCTAGGAGTTGTAAGGCCACCTCTACCACTTCTTATAATATCTAATATAGCTTCTGCTACTTCTTCACTGTAGGCACCGCGTTGAGGAACACCAGATTGTATTCTTAGTTGACGAACTCTTTCATGAGTAACACCCCATTCGTCTGCCCATTCTTGCAGCATCTTATCGGGGTCTTGTGCAAATAATTCAGTTGCTTCCTCCAAAGATGGAGCTTTTCTGTGTACCATATCTTCCCTTTTATTTAATTATACAAAGAATCTGCTTCTAAAAGGTTGAAGCATCATCATCTCTGCATTAGTAAGAACAGGTGTTAAGTTTTGTACAATTACATCTCCAAATGCAACATCATAATCACCTATTCTTTCAGTTAAAGCAACATCAAAATTTGTGACAGAGGTGTTATCTGCTAAGTGAGATGAGACTTCACCTGTATCTGATTTTGCTGATATCTGCAATGATGTCATTAACAATCTTGCAGATGCTCTAGCTGAACTAAATTTTATTTGTTCTGGAATGTCAGCAGATTGGTATCCACCAACATAAGTTACAGATATATTTTTGAATTTAATACCGGACCAACGAATACCGATTCTTCTAAGTCTTCCGTTGTCATAGTAAACATAATCGTTTTCATTACCTTGTGTAAGTGTATTACCATCTTCAGTAACAGATGTAATAGAAGCAATTGGAACATGTCTTAAAAATATATCTTGTTGTTCATTGCCATCAAAAGTTTCTGTATAAGTTGCTTGTTCAACATCATGACCTAAATAACGCTTAATAGCAGCATCAACATAGGGTATAAAAGTATTTGTGACGGAAGCTTCTACAGTAGAGTTTAAATCTATCTGCAGGAATTGCTCTACATCACTAACGCTACAAAGAGCCATTTAGGACTCCTTTATTTATCTTCGGATGGTTTGACAGCTTTGGTTTCGACTTTTTTAGCAGCTTTTTTCTTAGGAGCATCTTTTTTAGCTGGAGCTTTCTTTTCAGAAGCATCTTTCCAACCTTGCTCTTTTAACCATTCCTTAGATACTTCTTTTCCTGCTTGCGCAATTTTAGAAGCACCAGATTTAGGTAGTTCTGCTAGTGAGCCTTCGAAGAACGAACCGTCCTTCATTTTCCAAATTGTCTTCTCTGGTTTAAATATATCTGACATAATAAAATCATTTTACTCTATAAAAAGAAGAAAGCCGGTTTTACCCGGCTCTCTTCAAATCGTTTACTAACGAATATTACATATTTGTTAGTTTATGGAAAGCTGCTTCTCTGTAAACAGGGAAACCGACTCTCATTGTAGCTCTGATGGCCAATTGATTCTTAATAAAGAAATCAGAATGGCTGTCAGTTACAGCAAGTTCGATACCTTGTCTCATTACAACATTAGCTGCTTCACCGCCACCGAATTTACCAACAAGAACTGTTCCTGCGGCAATTGCGGTTGTAGGAACGACTTTTAGTCCCCAGATTTGAGCTGAAGGACCAGCGCCCATTCCACCTGCTGCTACGAAAAGTGGTGACTTTTCTGTATATCCAGCGGATGAAGTTCCTGCAAAATCAGCACCAACTGATGTGACAATGTCATTCCAGTCATTTGGATGCATGATGATTGCGTCTGGCTCAGTGAAAGCGTTTACTCTGATGTCGGTAATAGCACCATAAATAGCACCAATTTTTCCGAGTGTACCAGCGTAAGAGCTAAAGTCAGTAGAACCGACTGAAGCTTTACCAGCATCTAAGATACCTTCAAGGTTTGGAGCAGTACCATCACCACTAAGGAGTTGGCTGTCCAATCTTAAACGAATCATTGTTTGAAGTCTGCTGTTCAAGTAACCTTGAATACCAGATTCATCTGCTAATAATTCATCTGTAACTGGGATGAAAATACCCATTTTACGGATTGCTTCTGTTTGCTCTGTGAAAGCCAAAGCTGCTTCACCAACTGCAGAACCTTCTGCTGCTTCAGCTGCGTTATTTGTGAAGGTTGTTTCTTCCAAATAGCTGAATGCATTTTGGTCTGTGTTGATTACATCAAATAATGATATAACAGCGTTTGGGTCTCTAAGAGCGGTTTCCAAAATTCCA